ACGCCAATGGTTGCCCACTCGCTGTTCAGCATGAACTTGAGCGAGCGCAAGGCGGACCGAGCGTGACTCGCGCCGATCGCCGACGGCGCAATGCCGGCACGCTCGAAAGCCTCTTCGAAGATCTCGGCGATGTCCGGGTCGAACCCATACGTGTTCGTGGTCGTCATGACTGCCACCACCTCGGATTGCTGATGTCGGAGCCGCCGACATCCGGGCCACCCACCAGCGCGCCCCCGATCGCATTGTCGCCGCCGCCGGCGGACCCCAGATCAATGAGCCCGAACACGGCCTGCGCGATGTCGCCGTAACCCAATCCTGTCGGGTGGACTTCATCGGACATGAACCCGTTGCCAGCAGCTGCACCGTAGGTGCCCCAGCGCACAGCAAGATCCAGCAACGGTACCTCTCGGGTTGCGGAAAGAGCGTCCAGCCCTTCGAAGTAGGTATCCTGGTCTTCCTCGCTCGCCGTGATATTGACGTGAAACGGTTTCATCAGCAGGACGGAACCGGACTGAAGGGCGGCCTCTGTCAGCACATTGAGAGCCGCCTCCAAACTTGCACTGCTCTGGCTATTCCATACGTCGTTGATGCCAAGATGGATGACGGTCAGGTCCGGTTCGATCTGTTCGATGCCGTATGGAAGCCCCCACGGGGCCGCTCCATCGTCCATCTGACCGCCATACGCGCCATACCAGCCGGCGTTGATGATCGTCACTTCAGGTTCATCCGAGCGCCACGCATGGATGCCCTGTAGATAGGGCGTACCGGTATCCCTTGCGACCTCGATGACAGCAGTATCACCGGCCAGGCTACCGACATTGACGATCTGAGAAAGGATGCCGGCTACACCGTTGCAATCGATGGTGGCGAGGACCGATCCGCCATCTACGGTCACCTCCATCGTGCCGCCGCCGGGGTAGCGTCGATACCAGATGGTGATCCGATCGAACTCGACCCCGGGGGTGAAGGCCACCGGATCGGAACCGGCGCTATCGTAGAGCGCACCCTGCGCGAGCGAGACGACGCTGGTATCCCTGGACCATGAGGATGGGACAACAAGCCGTGCGTCGTAGTCGGTGTACTCGGAATTGTCCGTAACGTCTGGCACGCCATTCAGGCCGTACCAACCCGCCACGCTCGCCTTGACGCCGTTGTCTCTGAACATCGCCGCGAGCTGATGCGGATACGACATAGACTTGGCATTGCTGCCCATCTCTGCATCATCGACTGCATCCGCGCCTGCGGTCGTGGAGTCGCCCACACACAGGATCGTGGCGTTGCCTTGCTCCCTGAGGACCCGTCGCAACGCCGCGGACCATTGATCAAGATCAGGATCGCCTGGCGCGGGGCCAGGCGGCGGCTCAATCTCATCGGACCAGAGGAAATCATCGAAGGTCTGCAGTCCATCGACAGACTTTCCGAACCCGGCCACCCCAGCGCCGTGCCGACTGCCGCTGCTGTCGTTTGCGGTGAGCTGCGCAACGACATCCCATTGACCGGCGCCGCTGTTCCACGTCTCTAACGTCGCCTCAAGCGAGACCGTTGTATCGCCTATCGCCAGCAGGGTGTATCGGTGAGGGGTATTGAGAGCCAGTTCGCTGACATTCGTCGTGGCGAGTACCGAATAAAGGCTAGAGCCGTTGTTCCGTGCGAGCGTGAATGTCGTCCGACCACCTTCCATGAAACACAGGTAACAATCCAGCTCTCCCGCATCGTCAGCCGTGTCCACCTGAATGCGGGTGACGGCATGAGGATAAGGGATTCCGTCGCCGGTAATCTCGAAGACGGCCTGCACCATTCCATTCAGGAACGCTTCCGTGTTCGGCCGGCGAACGATGTTGTCCCAGTAGTTGGACGATGTAACGGAAGAAATTACTTCACCGCCAGCTATCGCGAAGGCGTCGGGGCTCTTCTCGATCCAGTCATTTCCGAGTGCCGGAGAGTCCGGTCGATTGAAGTCGTCAGAGAACGTCGTCATGGCCGCGATAGAACCTACGATCGTCGCATCAATGACCGGCTTGGATCAGTGACAGCCTGGCCGTCCCATCGCCTGCAGTTACAGACAAGCGCACGGCCACCACTGGGAAAGCATATGTGCCGTCCACATTGGCCGACAGGTCCTCTGCGCTCGGGTGCGGATACCAAGTGGCCGTGTCGGGATCGAATCCCTTCGCCTGCACGTCATCAAAGGTATGCTCGATCGTGTAGGTGACGGTACCCGTGACGGCAACACCGAACCCGACCTGGAACGGGTTGCGCAGGATGTCCATAGGGATCGGCGCAGTGTCACCGACCCCAGTTTGCGAGACTCTCTTGGGCCGCATGGCTGAATTCTCCTGTTCTCGAAGGTGGTAGCGGCGGATGGAGTTGCACCATCGACCTCCTGGTTATGAGCCAGGCGAGCTGCTACTGCTCTACACCGCTATCCGTTCTCAACCTGCGAACTGATCCACGCCATAGGCGCCCTTCTTGGTGCGCACGTCGGCGACCTGGTACAGCACCGAGTAGACGCTGGCGCCATCCGGGACGTCGTCGAACGTGATCGTGCCGCGCACATCGTCCGTCGTGGCGGTTGCCGGCTCAGTGTCATCGGCAGGCGCAAATACTGGATTTGCATCCAAGCCATTGTCGACCAGCGCCAGCAACAGGCCATTGGCCGCCACTCGGTGTGGCAGGCCGAGCACAACACCGCTGCCCACCGTCAGGCCGGTCACGTTCGCAGAGACGCGCACATCCAGCACGCGCTTGGCCGCCTTGCTGCCGGTGAACGACGTGCCGGAGCTCGAGGATTCCACGAAGCGCTCGCCGTACTGGTCTTCGCAGGTCACCGTAATGACAGCAGCGTTGGTCCAGGCGGCGACGACGTTGCGGGGTGTGTCGAAAACCGCGACGCCATCAGCGACCAGATCGCCGTTGAGGTCGGGTGCGGCGCTCGCGTTCAACGCTTGGGTTTGACAAACCCCGTTTGGATCGGCGGCGGCAACAGCGCCAAAGTGATGCAGTTTCAGCGGCGAGAATTCGACGCCGGGGACCTCCAGCGCCGCGGGATTGTAGGCACGGCCATGCAGAAGATGGGTGGCACGCGAGACGCTGTGCTTGTCGGTCAGTCGAGTCATGATGCAGCTCCTTCACAATGTGGCCGCGGATTGGCTACCGCGCATCAATTCTTGGAAAAAATCCCCGGGCAGAACGTCGCCTACCCGGGGTTGTCGCTACGAGTTGAGGGTCAGTTATCAGCGCCCTCGGAGGCCACCGAGCCGCGCCAGTCCGTCCATCCGAAGGAATAGCGAGCCCTCTTCTTGAATCGAACAGTCCCGGTATCGAAGTCGCCCTCGACGCCGCCACTGATCGCCTTTCGCACGAAGTGCTTCAGGCCATCGGCCACATCCGTCTTGATGAACCACGCATCCGGATCCGTCAGACGGTGGTTGACGCTGAAGCCATCACGCACCGATCCGAGTTTGTAGATGGCGCTGATGTTGTTGTCGCCCGTGTCGGTCTGGTACTGCGAGAACAGCAGTCGCGTGGCCACGAACTGCAGCTCCGGCGGCACGATCAGCTTCTTGGCCTGGGCGCGGATCGGGATGCCCCGATCGTCGGTCCACTCGCTCATGAGGATCAGGATCTCCTCGAGCGAGGCCTCCGACAGATCGGCGGGCGTCTGCAGCTTGTTGGCCAGCACGCCGCCGCCGGCCAGCGGGTGCGCCGTCGAGAACAGCGGCACGCCATCGCCGCCCGGGAAGGACGACGAGAAGCCGTTGTTCAGGATGTTTGCGCCCTTGACCTCCTTGGTGTGCAGGTGGCTGCGCGCCAGGCCTCGAGACAGCTTGTTGCCGAACGAGCCATACAGCCCGTCCTCCTCGGCTTCCTCCGAGATCGCAAAGCCCAGCACGATCGTCTCGTGGTGGTAGCGTGCGACGTAGCTCTCCCCGCCGTCGTCGTACTGCATGGCTTCGGCTTCCGCCTTCACCGGCGCCGGGCCCAGTGCGTACATCAGCACATCTTCCTCGTAGGCCTTCTGCGAGGTCTCCACATCGAAGATGTCGGGCCATTCCTCGGGATGGCGGTCGTACTCCAGCCCGAACACGGTGTTCAGGCCCTCCTGGAGCTGCCGCCGGAAATTGTTTCTGGTCATCATGGTGGCGTGCTCCTTTAGATGGTCGTCGGTGCGCCGGCGTTGTAGTGCAGAGCGATCTGCACCAGCACGCGAGCGTTATCGGCGACTTCGTTGCCGGCAGCCGGGGAGAACTCGTACACCTTCAGGTTGGTGCCCGAGCCCAGCGTATCGATCTGGTCGGTGCTCTGACGCGTCTGGACGTTGCCGGACCCACGGACCAGGTCGGCAAACGCGCCGACATGATCCAGCGAGAAGGCGCCGTCCACCTGCACCTCGAACAGCGTCAGCGGATCGTCATAGACGAACGCATCGGGCACGCTGCCGGTGAGCACGGTCTGGCCGGTCGGCCACATCGCGTCATAGACGACTTCGCCGTCGGCGCGCAGATACGTGCAGCCATGGAACACGCCCTGCAGGCGCACATCGTCGCCGCCGGGCCGGGTGATCCGCTTGGAAGTTGCGGTCGGGATAACAGCATCGCCTCGGAAGATGTTTGCCGCCAGCGCCGGCTCGATGTGGTATCGAGACAGCCGATTCGGCATTCCGCCAGAGAGGTGACGAGCGACCCGGAACCCGCTGGGATGATCGACATTCATGGTGTCTCTCCTAGCAAAGTGATGGGGGGGGGGGTGATTACTCTTCGTCGCCGCCGTCGGCGATCAGGTCTTCGAGCCGCCCACGTCGCGCCGACTTCGTCGTCCGAGTGTTTCGCTCGGGTTTCAGAAGCGGCATCGCCGGATGATGCAGCTTGAACAGATCGCGATCGATGGCATCGGTCATCCGATGCTGCTTGGTACGGAAATGCTTGTTGCGTTGTGCCGCAAGCTTCTCCGGGAGCTCCATCAGGATGAGACCTCGCTTGACGATGTACTGCCCGTACTTGCCCCTCAGGTCGGCCGTCAGTTCATGCACGCGCGAAGCGGCGGATCGCTTCACGGGGCGCCAACCCTGGTCCAACATTTTGTCGAGGTTGTCGGAGTCCTCGGCGTTGCCCATCTTGTAGCGCACCCAGCGCTGCACGTACCCGGGCCTTGGGGCCGGAGCATCGAGCTGCGAGGGGCGTCGCCACGATTGCGGCAACTCACTGTCCCGATCGATCTCTACCGCTTGATCGACCTGACGAGCAGACTGGTTCTCTACATGGACGTCTTCATTGGCCACGTAGTGAGTTTTCTTGTGTGCAGGCGTGCGCTTGCGCTTTTTCGTGTTCGCGGCGCGCGATTGTTTCGCGCTGGCACGCTTCAGCGATCGGCCGATGAGCGAACCGATCTCTGTGTCCGGCGAGTCCTGAGTCTTGGTTGCAGCTCTCATCGGCGGGAATCTCCACTGTTGGCCTGGCGCAGCAGGGTTCGTGCGCGTTCCTTGGCGAAATACTTCTTGTGCTCGGGATCACTGGGATCCAGTTTGAACACGCGC